AATTAGGACCCTGAAGTTGTTCAGTTCTATCTAATTCTTCAGGTGTTCCCATATCCACATTTAAAGATATTGGATCTGTTATTTCTTCTATTATTCTAAATGTATCGTTATTTGATATAGAAGAAGGTAATGGTTCAAATAATTTAAATAAGATTTCTAAAGATCTACCTCTTTTATTTATTTGTATATTAATAGCAGTAGATATTCTATTATTTCCAAAATTTAAAGCATAATCTTTAAATAAAACAGAATTTTCTATATCTCTAACAAATATTCTAATTAATTTTTCTAATCTTTCTTCATCTATATTTTGGCCAATAGTTCTTATTTCTCTTCTACTAGGAGAAATTTCTGTTATTTTGAAGTTTTTATTATAATCATTAAATATTCTTTTTCTATGAATATTAAGAACTATTTTATATTTACCTACTGTAAATCCCTTGTTACGTAATAATGTAACAGGATCCATATTAAATTCAGAAAATAGACCTTCATTTATGTTTTCTGCTAAGTATTCTGAAAAATTTTCTTCAGAATATACTATATTATTGCCCCCATCTAATATAAATAATTCTACATTATCTTCTGGTTTTCCAAAACGTTTTTGAATGTTTTTAGAAGATATAGTATTATCTATACTAACTCTTGAATTTTGTATTATGTTAGAAATTTTTGCCATTAGCTACTACTTGTATCTACTTTAGTATAATTTTTTGATTTCCAGTGTCTTTTTCTTATTTTATGACTACTTCCAGCGTCTAAATCTATTAAATATCTTTTTCCTTTTGTCCCTCTCGCACCATCGTATATTACAACTCTATCTCTTTTTTTATCTACTTTCTTTTTAAAGACATATATCTGTCTTCCATAATATTTATCTTTATAATAAATACAACTAGGATTTTGTAATACACTTCGTGCTGAAGCATTACTAGCTCCAAGTATTAATCTTTTAGGAGTACCAAAATTTGAAAAAGACTGTAGTGTATCATCAATACCATCATCATTTTCATCTACTATTTCAGGTATAGCTGCTTCTGCTTCTAAATCTTCTTCAATATCCTCTACTGCTTCAGTTACATTTGTTGCTAAACCTTCTAATTGGTCTTTTAAATCATCACTAAGTTCAATTTGGGGTCTAGATTCTAATTGTAATATTTTATCTTGTAGTTCTTCTATTTGATCATTTAGATTTTCTATTTCTGAATCTTTGGGATCTATAAAACCTCTTAAATATTCTCTAGATCTTAAAACTAAATTTTCATGTGATTCAAGTCCTCCTTTAGTTGGTATATCATAAAATAATTCTTCATATAAATTAAAGAATGTAGATATATCTTTATTTAAATCTGTTTTACCTAGTTCTGAGAATTCAGAGTCTAAATTATTAGATAATGCATAATTACCATAAACAGATTTATTCATTTGTACATTTACTACACCTTCGTTTAATCCAGATTCTTTAATGGTAGGAGTAGAAGTTGTTTTTTTATTTAAAATATTAGAAGCTGCTATGTCTGCTTTAGATGGGGATTTTTTTATAGGTTCTTTTACATAAGATACTTCTGGAAATTTTTTGTTTCCAGATTTAAAACTAACCTTACTACCCTTTCCCGTTAATTTAGATACAAGTTTATTAGGTCGTTTGGGAGATATTTTTACTGAATTTTGTTTAGGTATGTTTTTAGCCATTATCTAACTACTTTAAAGTGATAATTGTTATCGTATACTATTGTTCCTTCGTTGTTGGTATGTTTAAATAATACTCTATAGTATCTTTCAGGTTGTAAACCTTTCATAAATAATTTAAAAAACATACCATCATTATCTGCACTTAATTTAGTAAAATTATTATCAAATGGGATAATTTCTTCTTCTGTGTGTGCATCTCTTACACTATAAAAAGAAGATGTTGTAAAATACCCAACATTTAAAAAATTAGATGAAGATGCAAATTGTCTAACTGGATATTTATCTCTAACATGTATTCTAAAAGTTGCTTCATCATTTTGATTATATTCTTCTTGATTTTTATATAATGAAACACTTAGTTCGCCATTTTGTTTTGCTAATGACTGCGAACTATGTAAACTATCATCCCATTTAAATACAAGTCTTGGTGGAAATATTGTATGAGTATCAACAGAAAAATATTTCATTTCACCAAAACTACTAGATGTATCTTGTTCTACTGAATCTGGTTGTTTTATTAAAAAACCATGATTAGTTATACCATCGGGGTAAATTCTACCAGCTAAACTAGCACTAAATTTTTGTATTATAGAAGTTACATTTATGTTTGTATCTAAAGAATCACCATTTAAAAATTGTTGTGATCCCTGAAAAGCACTACCTGTATACCAAACTCCTCCTCCTTTAGTAATTCCTAAGGCATCTATACTACCTGTAGTTGGAACTGCAAAACTTGAAGTTGTCCATCCTGTTTTAGTTATATCATTGTCTCTATAAACCCAAGAGCAACCATTTGAACTTGTAGGGATATTTGAATATCTACCTGTTCCTTCATCCCATGATTGGGATACTGCAAAAACTTCTAAATTTAAAACACTTGTTAAGTTTTTATGTTCTGAAGATAATAATTGTAAAGCTACTTCTGTTGTTGCGTTATTAAAAATAGATGTACCTATTTTATCAGATATAGTTGATTGTATGTCTTCATTTCTAAATTGTATAAGTACTCTTGAAGGATAATATCTTTGATCTGAACTTCCTTTTTCTTTTACAATTTCTAAAATTTCATCATGACCTGAATTCATTTGGGTTCTATCAGGGTGACTATATAGTGTAGCGTCTTTTTCGGGAAATATAAAATAATATGCCATATTAGTATGTTGTTACTCGTCCTTTAATGTCTGTATTTGGGAACCTTATTTCAAATATACATGGGTCTAGTGATGGATATATTACACCATTTCTTGTTGCTTGACCAAAATCATATTTGTATTGTGAATAACCTCCTAAAGTTCCACTTCTATTATCTATGGTTAAACTTTCTACTGTTTGTACTCCTTTAACACTACCTATTAAATTTTCTATTTCAGATATAATAATAGGTTGATTTATTTGCCATTTATCTACATTAAAATAATCTTGTAATTCTGTTATACAGTTTAATATTACTTCTTCATTATTATAATTTTTATAAGCAGTTATTTCAAAATCAAGACCAAAATTAACTACAAAAGCATCTTTAATATTAATAGCATCTGTTAACATTCTATATTGTTCTAAATAAGTTGCTAAATTTGTTTTTGTAGCTGTGTTTAGAGTTGTTAAGTTTTTATTAGCATTATATCCTAAAGTATATAAATTCAAAGCTAAAGGATTTGGTATACGATTAGCTTCGGTTGTTAAGGGTGAAATTTGGTCATCTTGAGTTATATATGCTTTAGCTACTCTACCAAAACGAGCAGGCATAGATAATGTTCTAATAAGATAATCTTCTTTAGTTACTGTTCTTTTTTGTGCCGAAAAAGCAGCCATTGTATTCATTCTAATTTCTTCTACAGTATCACCTGCTCCCCCACCTTTAGCTGCTTCGGGATTAGTACATGTTATAGAATTTTGTATAAAAGATAATAATCCCGTATTTACTCCTTGATTATTTGGTACTGAATTTATTTGGTCTACTTTTGTTATAGTATTACTATTAATATTAGATTCTAAACCACCACCAACTATATAAGTAACTGTTAAAGTTGTATTTGAAGGTACTTGACCATATGCTTTTGTGTATAAGAAATTTGATGGATCATAAGCTGTATCTAATTTACTTCTTCCATCTTTAATTCCCAAACCTATATTATCAGGATTAGGTATTATTTGTTCATCTGCTTTATCACTAGTACCAGCACCAAACTGTATTTCTAATTCATTGTTTGCTTTAAATCTAGATATAAATCTTCTAGTTGATTTTTTTAATTTTATTAAATAAGGTGTTTGACCATTAAAACCATTTAAATCGGGATCGTTAGCTCCTGTGTTTTCAACTTCTTCAAAGATTGTATCCTGAGCCATATAAGGAACTTCTACATATTCATTATCATCTGAATCTTTTACAGATTCTATTGATATAATATTAGTATCAAATAAGGTTAGTGTTTTAAATTTTTCAGCGGCTCCTATTACAAATGTTTGAGTTTTTATTTCTCCTGAAATTACCTGGGCCGATTTTTTTAATAAATAATACTCTGGATTATTTGAACTATCATATTGATATATACTTAATGTTGTAGGATCAAAAGATGAAGAAAAAGCAAAATCAACAAGTCTATCAGTATAAAAACTTTTACCACTAGGTGTTGTAAATGTAGAATTAGCTGATATTCTTAATGCATAATCATAATCTGGTTTATAAACACCACTATCTAATTTTGAAGGTACTAATTGAAAAATATTTAAATCTGTTGAAGATGCTTTTGTTGCTTGTGGTTTATATCCTAAAGCATATGCTAAATTATATAAATTTTCTTCTTCTTGAGCTAAGGTTAAAAATGATTCTCTTAATTGTGTATCTGTATAAAATGATAAAACATCTCCTACATAAGCAGCCATTTCTAAAAACATCATACCAGGATTACCTTCACTAAAATCATTAAAATTATTAGGAAAATAGACTTCTGCAAATTCTATTAATTGATTTTTATAAGATGTAAAGTCTTTACTTAAGTATTTTACGTCTTTTTCTTGTGTTTTATTTGATACTTTACTATAAGCCATTAGTCAAAATTTAATTGTATACTATCTGTTGTGTTATCTAAATTGAAAATATAAACTATTTTTATAAATATTTTATATTCATCAGGTATTGAATCTACAATAGTATCTAATAATGTAATTTCTGGAACATATATATTTATTTGTTGATTTATTTTTTCATTTAATTCTTCAGTATTTACATTTGATTCAAAAAGTAAACCTTTTAAACCAATACCAAAATTAGGTTCATTAATTCTTTCACCCGCTTCTGTAAGTAAAACATTTATTAAATTAGATTTTACTTGTTCTTTTATTGTTTGTGTTCCATCAAAAAGATTAACATCATCCAAAGGAAAAGCTACCCCTACCCTAACGTTTTTATTTACGTCTAAGGGTGATATTCTTCTTATGGATTGTATTATAGGCATTTATTATTTTCCTTTTTTCTTTTCTATTGCTTTCATTAAACCACTATAATCTCTTGTTACTGCTTTGGCTACTTCTGTAGGCATACCGGTTACGTCCATAGGTGCACCTGTACTAAATGGGTCACTTATAGGAGCCATAGCTGTTTGTGTATTTGTATCACCGGCTGCTGTCTCATTTAAAAGATCATTTAAAGTATTATTACCTACAAACTGTTGTTTTTTAAATGGTTTTTTACCCATTATTTTTTCTTTTAAAGATGATTGTTTGGGTACTTCAACCATTCTTTCAGTATGTTCTACTATATTTGGTTTAAGTTCATCACGTAAATCTTCCTTAAGTGATTTGATTTCTCTACGTAACGCATAATCGATTTCTTCTCTAACTACTTTTCTAATTAGATTTTCAAAAGTTTTTGCTTTCATGTTGTTAATTAATGTTTGTTAATAAATATAAATAAATTTTAAATTTTATAACGTCTATATCCTATTTGTTGGAAATTAGCATTATATATTTTTTCTATTATTTCTTCGTTACCATCCGCCTTGAGAGCTCTTAAAGTTTCATCATAATAATTGTTTATATCATCATCTGATTGTTCTAAATAAGTAAGAGCATCTGTATTAATAGACCCATCGGGATCGTTAGGAGCTACATTACAAGTGTTTAAATATTTTAAATATAAAGCTTCTAAAGTTCTTCTTATGACTTCTATAGCTGCTACTAATCCTACTATAGTAGTTATAAGCTTAATTATAGCTAAACCTATCTTAGATACTAAATTACCTAAATCTGCTAAGGTTTCGGGTAAAGATTCTACTAATACTGCTTTAAAAGAATCTACTACTTCTTCTATTTTAACTATAATTTGTGCTATTGGGTATAAAACACCAAAAGGAACTGTAAAAGGAGGAGGTATACTTCCTATAGCTAATAATACTGCTTTTAATATTGTAATTATAGCAGATATTAATGCAATTATAGTTGTTATTTTTAGCAATTTTTCTCCTAAATTTCTAATAATATTTTTTATATTTTCACCTTGTTCTAATAATGAATTTAATTTTTGTTGAATTGGTTTAGCTATTTTTTCTGCCTTATCTATAGCTCCTTTAAAATTATTATACAACCTTGTCATAGCTTTTTGGGCAGGTGGGCTACAAGCAAAAGATGTAAATTTATCAATTAATTCTTGTTGTGTAGGGAGTTTTTCTTCAATTTCTCTCTTTTTTTTATCTAATTCTCTTTTTACTTCTACTTTTGCTTTCTCTTCATATTCTATGACTTTTCCATGTATCATATTTTGTAATGTTATTGTAAAGCTAGTTGGGTCTGATTTTAAAGCTTGAACTATAGCATATCCTACTTCTCCTAATTCTTCTTTTAAATCTGGTCTAAATTGATTTGCTTCGAATTCTGCCATTATGTTAATTTTACTGTGTTACTTTTAAAGTCTTTTAGTGTTTTTCTTATTATATCTAATTTTTTTCTTAAATTATTAAATTTAACTGATGATGAAACTCCTAAAGTTGAACCCCCTGGGATTCTTTGTCTATATTCTGATCTTAAAAATATAATTAAATCACTATATAAATAATCTATTAAATCGTTTAGAACAGTTTCTAATGCATCTCCTAATACTCCTGGTTCTGTTGGTGGAGCAAAGTTATCAGATATTTTTAAACCTAAATGTATATTAGGGGAATTAATTATAAATTTATTATTTTCAACATTTGTTCCTGTGTCAAAATTTATTGTTCCTTTAGTATTAAAAGCTATTGATTTATCAGCTATTAATAAAATAGAATCATCCTTAGCATTAAATAATAATCTATCTGAGTTTATTATTACTTGCTTTCCTTGGTATATATTTGGTTGTTGTGGTACGTAACTCATTATTCTGGTTTTATTAAAATATAAGTTGCTCTATAAATAAATTGGTCTCCTAATTTACTAGGTGTAGCTTTTACTAATGCACCTACTCTAGCTCCTAACTGATTTGCTTTTTGTTCTGCATCTCTTCTTGCTTTCTTTTGTGCTGTGGATTGGTCTATACTTTTACCCTCCCCATCAATAGTATTTCCTTCTGGTAAAGGAATTTCTTTATCTTTTATTATGTATTCACCTGTTGCCTGATTATAATATTTTTTAGGTGGTGTAGAGATTCCTTTTGCTAATGCTAATTCTTCATATTTTGTTTCTGCTTCTGTTTTAGATTCAGATATTGATTCTACATCATCTCCTTGAGCTAAATCATCATCTGCACTATAATCTGTTAACCATATTGATTCCAGTTGAGGTTCTACTAAATTATGGGTTCTGCCTTCATAATGTGCTAAATTATCATATTCACCATCTCCTATTAAACTTAAATCTACATATTTTAAAGTAATTATTATATCATAATTTTTTTCTAAAGATTGTTCCGCAAATGTTTTTATTATTTTTATGTTTTCAGAATTTAAATAACTATTAGACTTAAATACTCTATTAGGGCCTATATCTTCTCCCATAAGTCTAGGCATTTTAACCATATAATAATTATCTTGATTACCTTCGGGTATATTTTTAAATTCTAATCTTACGTTAATATCACCATCAGCTATAGCTATACTTCCATCACCTGGTGTTACTGGTTGATCAAGAATCCTAATTGAGAATGTTTTATCTTCCGGATTTAAATTTGCATAATTTTCAGGAATAAATACTGCTTCTGGTTGATCTTTATCTTTTCTTCTTACTTCACCTGTAAATAGTTTTTTAAACCAATCTCCTACAGTTCCACCAATATCATCTTTTAAATAACCTCCTACCCCATTAAGATCAATGTCAGCAGCATGAGCTATTTCCGCCCATATATCATCTAATATTTGGACTCTTATTCTATAATCTAATTCTTCTTCTGTTACAAATTCATTAGCTACTGCATCTTTATATAAATTCATATATCCCTGATAAGAGGGAATATGGATACTATTAGCTACAGGTAAAAAATGTGCTCTAAAATATTCGTCTGCTAAATTTGCATTTATAGCTGTTTTTGAAAAACCTGTGTAAAAAGCTGGTTTTCCAGGGGAAGGTTTTATTTTATAATAACTCATTATTTCTATGAGTTTTTTAGCAGTTACTTCACTAGAGGGAGAGGAAGTTGTTTTATTTGGCCAATATACTATTCTAGATTCCCCATCTGCTTGTTGTAATAATTCACTTGTTTTTACAACAGCAAATAATCTATCCGTTCCCGCTAATAATGGTAATTTTATATTTTTACCAAAAACACTATTAACATATTTAATTATTTCACTACTATTTTCTTCTTCTACAGTTTGTGGAAGTTGTTCTATTATAGTAATATCTCCTGTTTCCTCTGTTAATTCTGTTATTTCTTCGTCTCCTTGTACTATCTCTTGTACTTCGCCTTCAGATAAATCTTCTATATTTGTTTCTTCTATTTCTATTTCTCTAGTAGTATCTGGGTCTGGTTGCCCAAAACTAGGCCATGAAACTGTTAATTCATCTAATGTAGAGATTCCAGCTGTTTTAAAATTAGATATAGCTTGATCTGAGGTTAAATATATGCTGGATGCGTCAGAATTTAAATCTTCTACTATATGTTTCCAACTTTCATTATCTACATTTCTAGTTTGACCATTTCTAATAATTGTTATAGGACTTCCTATATATTCAGGGTCTGAAAAACTCCAATTATTTATATTTTGTTTTGTAGTAGAACCAAATCTAATAGAATTTCCAAATCTACCTTCTATAATAGCATCTCCCTCAAAAGGTAATAAAGGTTTTATTTTATCTTGTTCATTAAAATATTGTCCTAATTCTATATCAGTTCCACCATCTTTTGGTCTTCTAACTATCCCTGATTCAATTTCTTCATAATCTGCTTGTTGATCTGCGTTATTAATTTTTAAATCATTTAAGTTAGGTAAAGCATTATGGTGGGGGTGATTCCATATATTTATAGAAGGTAAATAATAAGTTGTATCAAAACCTGTATTATATATAGTTTTATCTGCTGTAGTTAATATTAATACTACTTCATTTACAAGAGGATAATATTTTAAATAAGAATATAAAGGTCTAGCTACGTTTGGGTTTTCTAAATATTCTTTAGTTATATTTTTATCTACTTCACTATAAATTATAGTTCCTATAGAATCATATTCACCATATTCACTAAATTTAGGGTGATTTTCATCCAAGATAATATCTAATACTCTTACGGGTATTAAATTTCTTTTAGATTTTCTTCTAAATTTATTACTAGGATTAGTTGATCTATTTACTATTGCCATTTTGGTTAGGTACTTCTAATTGTTTAGGTTCTTCAACAGTTTTAGCTATTTCTTCAGTTAATTCTTGAAGTTGAGCCATTTCGTCTTCTGTTAATAATCCACCATCACCTGAACTAGCTGTACCTGTAGATAAACGTTGTACAATAGCTGCCATTTTTATTAATGCATCATCATTTTTTACACTAATTTCCATATATTCTTTAATTAATGGTACTACAACAGTAGCATCACCTAAAGATTGTACTAGTGGTTTTAACTCAGATATAAGTTGAGCTAATTGTTTGGCTTTTTTCTTTTGGTTACCATGGATGTCTTTTAATAAATCAGAAAAAGAAACATCATCGAATAATATTTGGTTTAATGGATCCATACTATTTTATAATAAATATGGAAAAACTAGATTCTTACGTAACCTGTTTCAGCGTATTCAGTATATAATTTTTTATATAATTTTTTTAATACTTTAGTTACTTTAGTAATTACAGGAGTATCTACACCAGTCATTTCTCTTATATAAATATAAAGTGCTTTTTTATTAAATATTTCTAAATTTTCTCTACGTTTAAATAATACATTTACGGCATCACATACTTTTCTATCATGATCTTTTTTAAATAAAGAAAACATATGTTTATCTACATATTCAGTAAAATAATCAATAAAATCTTTTATATCTTGTTTACGTTGATCTCTTCCTAATTGACGTAAAACTCCTGTATCTTCATCTGCAGCTAAAGGATCAGCTTTTTGTTTTTTCTTTTTATAGTTGTTATTATTATATAATATAAGATAATTTTTACCTACAATAGAAAAATAACTAAATGCTTTAGTGCCTCTTTCTGGTTTCCAATAGTCTAATTTTTCTAAGAAAAAACAACATACTTCATGTTTTAAATCTTCTAATGACTCAACTTCTGTATAGTAAAATTTAAATGTATGTATTAAATTTTCAGCTAATTTATAAAATGCATATGCTATACGAGTACGATATATTTCGTTTCTTTCTTCTTGGTTAGATGACGCTAAATATTCTTGTATAGCTACATCTACATCTGATGTAAAATATTGTTTTTTAGAAGGTTTTCTGCCTCTTTTCTTTTTAACAATAGGTTCGGGAGTAAGAGAACCGGTGGTAGCCGGTTCTTTAATTTTTTCATCTGACATTTAAGGGTCTATTTAAGGGTAAATTCGTTTAATGCTTCTTGTATTTTTTGTACTTCTTTAAAAAAGAAACCGATTTGATCATCAACATAAAATATACCTTTATCGTCAATTTCTTTTAATCTTTTATCACAAGCCTCTATAGCTTCACTTTGTTTAGATATAAAATCTTCTAAACGTTCATTTTTAATAATTAAATTTCTAATTACAAAAAAAGAAGCTGTTATTACTACTGCTAATATAATGCTAAGTGTTATCATATTTAATCTTTAAAAAATGAGTCTATAACATCTAATGTTGCTGATGCTAGTTTTGGGTTATTTTGGGTATTTACTTTTTTAGCTGCTCTTAATGTTTTATCACCTTTACTAGCATTTTTAGGTTTAGATGATTGTTTAGGTACTGCATCTGTAGCATTATTCCAAATTTCATACTCTATTTGAGCAGCCATATGATCTGCTTGGTGCATTAATAATGGTAAATGGGATCTTAATTTGGTTTCTTTCATACCAGACATAAAATAAAACTTATTTGATTCATCATATAAACCATCATGTATCTTAATACCAATAAATTCATTTTGGGTTACTTTACAACCAATTTCTTGTAATAGAAATAAAGATCGTTCTGGTACCTTCATAGCTGGGATATCAGTGTTAAATTTATATACTTGACCTAATTTATCAATATGCCATTGTGAATCATTTAGTTGGTAATATTCGCCTTCTTGTTGACCCATCTTACCTAAATCATGGAATAAAGCAACAAAATGCATCTCTTCAACAGAGTATGTAGATACGTCTCCACCCATTTTATTCCACGTTTTATATAATTCATTTGCACAATCATATACACGTAAAACATGATCAACATAACCACCAGCGAATGCTGAGTGATGCCAATTTTTAGCTGCTGCTGGCATCATCATAAATCTTTCTTTATATTCATCTAAGAATGGAAGTAAAATATCTGTTCGTTCTTTAGATATATTAGTTTTTATTTCGTTTAAATAACGATTCCAATTTGATTGAATTTTTTCTGCTGATAACATAACCTTTTTATTTTTTTAAAGTGGGCGTGTATTTTGAACACCTCTAGCCCCATAATTACCTGTGCGAGATATAATTATTATATTTTTAAGTTCTTCAAAACGGTCTTTTAATTCACCTTCTAACATAAAACGACTAGCAGCCGCATTTTCACCTCTTTTAATCATTGTGTGTAAACGTGCTAAAGATTGATCTAATCTATCTAAATGTTCGTCTACTTGTCTTTCGTAAGCCATAATATTATTTTTTAGTTGATTTAAACGTACGACCTCTTTTTGGTCCATCCAAATCTTTTTTACGAGGTTTTGTACGTTTTATTTTTTCTTTAGTTGGGTAATAATCTTCTAAATATGAATTTAGATTTTTAAGTTTCATTTGTGTA